TTCAGTTTTCAGCTACGAGAAAGACGATACCTGTGTGTTTGGTTTTGGTGTACCGAGGCTGACCCGTAATGCGCAGAAGGTTGTCAATGCTAGTTGGCGGATGTGGATGGACAATTCTGGCCTATCAACGGGGCCGCAATACGTTATCAACACCAAATTTGTAGAACCGATCGCTGTTAATGGCGAAAAAAGTTGGAAGATGACAGGTCGGAAAGGGTGGCAACTTAAAGACCCAACTAAGTCTGTGCGCGATGTCTTCGGGTTGTTTGAAATCCCATCACACCAAGCCGAGTTAATGGCTACATTCCAGGCTGCGCGAGCATTGGCAGACGATGAATCCGGTGTTCCGGTTATAGCTCAAGGGGAGCAAGGCGAGCATACCACGCAGACCGCCCAAGGGATGAGTCTGTTAATGAACGCCTCCAATGTGGTACTGAAGCGAGCGGTAAAGAATTTTGACGACGATTTGACTGTACCGGTGATCGGGCGGTTTTACGATTGGAACATGCAGTTCACCGATGACAACGATATCAAGGGTGACTTCGAGATTGACGCACGTGGGGCATCTTCGTTGTTGATCAAAGAAACACAGGCCAGGAACGCCGTCACCTTGTCGCAGATAGCAGGAAGCAATGAGTTGTTTGCCAAGGCCACCAAGTGGCTTGCGTTGTACCGGAAGGTGGTTAAAGGAATGCAGTTTGAGCATGAAGAAATCGTGATGAGTGACGATGAATTCAAGTCTGAGATGGACCAGGGCGGAGGGAAACAGGATCCCCGTGTGGTTGCTGCTCAACTGAGAGCGCAGACTGAGCAGGAAAAACTCAAGCAAGCATGGGAACTTGGGGTGGCTGAGTTGAGGAACACCAGGGAACTTGGCTTCGCAAGATTGGCCCTGGAAAAACAACTGACCATTGAGCAGCTTTATACCAAACTTAACCTTGAACACGGCAAACTCGGGCAAAAAGGGCTTGAGCATGACCTGAAGGTTTATCAGGAAAATAACCGCCAGGCTGAAAATATGAACCGGGAGCGGCAACAGGCGCTTGATCTTCACGAAATGGGCATGAAAGAAGCCGGCATAGGTGGGATATGATCGATACAAATTCACCGACATGGGTTGATGTGAAATTGGCAGCGGCGACAGCTCTCGATTCAGCGCGGGAGGAAAATGACGCCCCTGAAACATCTCCCGAGAGGACACAGTATTTGCGAGGCCGGGTAGCCCTTGCAAAAGAAATACTTGGTCTTCCGGAAGAACAGAAAAAGGCCCATCAAATAGATGCGCCGGAGGCAGAGTATGAATGAACATGAAGATGTTGAGGAATTAAAAGGACAGGAATCACCTGATGGGTTCGAGAAGGCTTTTAGTGAGTTCGCCAGTGGTCTGGATGAAGACGATGGTGGTGTCACCGAGGATACAGGGCCAGAAGACGGTGGCGCAGTCACGGTGGCTGATGAGCAGCAAGAGGAAGATGGCGATGTAAGGCCTGACCTTGACGAAAAGGATAGAAAAATAGCCGAGCTTGAACACAAGGTTAAATCAGACGCCGGCCGCATCAGCGCCTTTCAGCGCAAGATAAACGAACTCGCACAGCAGAAACAGACTGTCGCCCAGGAGCAGCCGTCGCGTCAGGATATCGCAGACGCCATGCAGACCCCTGAAGCGTGGTCAGCTTTTGCCGAGGAATATCCTGACATTGCCGAGGCTGTTGACAACCGCCTTCGGCAACACAAAGCCGAGGTCACAGAAAACTTGTCGAACAAGTTCACCTCGGAACTCGACCCTATCAGGAAGGCAGAACAGGATCGCTTTATTCAATCACAAGTTGCCGCCATTGAGGCCGCACATCCTGATTGGGATGAAGTTAGAAACAGTTCGGCCTTCGATGAGTGGGTCGAGAAACAACCGTCTGCCGTCCAAGAGTTACGTAAAAGCAAAAACGCCGCCGATGCCGTGTGGATGCTGAATGCGTTTAAGAGAGACTCTGGTGTGGCCTCTCCCGGATCGGAAGAGGTGCCTGGCAGCGGACAAGTGGCCGCTTTAAAATCGAAGCGGTTGAAACAGTTGGCAGAGGGTGAGGCTGTGCAAAGCACAAGGCGGGTGGCGAGGGTATCGCAACCGCCTGACGACTTCGACCAGGCGTTTTCAGCCTTTGCCGATATTAAAACAAAACAAAGAGATTAGGAGATAACCAATGGCTATCACAACTTATGGCGACATTAGCCAGCGGACCGCCGCATGGGTGGCCACTGAGATGTTGGATCACGCCGAGCCTATCACCGTGCTTAACAAATTCGGGCAGACCAAGCCTGTTCCGAAGAATAAGGCAAACAGCGTGAAGTTCCGGCGTCCCGTACCTTTTACCGTTTCCACGACTGCGTTGACCGAAGGTGTTACACCTTCAGCAAAACAGATGGCCTATGAGGATGTGCCCGCAAATCTTGCCCAATATGGCGACGTGTGCGAGATCACCGACCACGTTGCCGATATGGCAGAAGATCCTGTCCTGAGCGACGCCGCGCAACTTGCCGGTGAGCAGGCCGGTGAAACGGTCGAGATGGTAACCTACGGCATCCTTAAGGCTGGGACAAACGTCACCTACGCTAACGGTTCAGCGCGCGGTGATGTGAACACCGCTATTACCCTGAACAAGATCAGGGCCGTAACCAGGGCACTCAAGGCGCAGCGTGGCAAACCTGTAACCAAGATGCTCGACGGTTCCCCGAACTATCAGACCAAGCCGATTGAGGGTGGGTATATCGCTTTCGGTCATACCGACCTTGAGGCAGATATCCGTGGACTGACCGGGTTTACCCCTGTCGCGCAGTATGGTTCACGGAAGCCGCTTTGCCCGGAAGAGGTAGGCAGCATTGAGGGGGTAAGGTTCATCTTGACCCCGCTTTTTGAGGCATTCACCGACAGTGGGTCTGCAACCTTGAACGGCATGAAAACCAGTGGAACGAAAGTTGACGTGTATCCTATGCTCTTTATCGCCCAAGGTGCCTATGGCCTTGTTCCGCTGAAGGGTTCCGGTGCAATCACCCCGAGTGTCATCAACCCCGGCACAGTGAGTAAATCCGATCCCCTTGGCCAACGTGGTTATGTGGGCTGGAAAACCTACTTTGTCGCTGTCCGGCTGAATGAGGCATGGATGATGCGCCTTGAGTGTGGTGCCACCAACCTGTAGTCTGTAACGGTAAAAACGAAAGACTAAAAATGCCCGGTTCCATAAAGGTTCCGGGCATTTTTTTATTAACAAGTATGAGGTGTATTTATGGCTGAGAACGTTGACAACAGGAGCAGGTATGCTGATACGGTGGCAATTCTCAACTCATTGCTTACCGATATCACCAACATTCGCGCGGCGGTTACGGCAATTACCGCCAAGTTGGACGCTGACGCAGGCGTAACCGACACCAACTACGCCGCCACTTGCGACCCGGCTGCGCTTAATACCACGACCTGATTAATAGCTGTGTAAGAAACTGCGCCGGGCAGGACCACCCTGCCCGGCCACTCTCAAAACCAAAGTAAACGAGGAAACCAAAGATGGCCGACGTAGAAGATATCACCATGGACGAGAACCAGCACGCCGACAACGTACCCTTGGATACCCTCAGTTGGCGCAAGATTAAATCAATGGTCGAGAAGGCGGGCGGAGAATACACCTCGAAAGAGGATGGTATTGCTTACCTTAAGGGGATTGATGACAGTGCGTCCGATATTTTCGGCACCTCTTCCACGCCGGTTGCCCCGATCAAAAATATGACCACCGCGCAGGACAAAAAGACTGTCGTTATCAATATCCCGAAGACGGAAAGAGAACATCGGCCTGTCGCGGTGGGGTTGAATGGAACGATGTATACGGTCCCGCGCGGTGTCGATGTAAGGGTTCCGGTCGGCGTGGTTAATGTGCTCCGTGATGCCGTCGAGACTCGGGTTGATCCTGAAACAATGGAACGGCGTCCCGTCCCTTCCTATCCGTTTAACATTGTCGGGTAAGTATGGATTTCCTGACGATTTGCCAAAAAGTTCATCAAGAGGCAAGTGAAGGTGCCGGTCCGGTGTCGGTTGTCGGTCAGACCGGTGAACTGAAGAAGGTCATCGACTATGTGAATCTTGCATGGCTTGAGCTTCAGTCTCACCGGACTGACTGGTTTTGGATGAGAAAGACCAAGACCTTTTTGACCATTAACGGTGTGGCGGAGTACACCCAAGCGAGTCTTGGCGTTTCCGTGAAGCGGTTCTTTCCTGAAACGTGCCGCATCTACAAGACCGCCGATGGTAAGGCCAGTGAGGGTTTTCTGTCGTACATCGATTATGCGGACTGGCTGCAAAGGTACGGTGCCGGGGTAAGTGAAGATGCGGCCCCAAGTGTATTTACCGTGTCACCAAGCAAATCGATCATCCTTACCCCTGCTCCCTCTGTCGGTTTTACTCTCACCGTCGATTACCAGGAAAACCCAACGGAGATGACAGAGAATGATGAAGTTCCAGGGCTACCGTTGTTCGCGCACAGGATAATCGTCTTCGCTGCCTTAATGCACTACGCATTTCACCTGAACGCCTCCGAGGTGTATCAGCGTGCGGAGATTGGTTTTGATAAGTGGTTGGCACTTCTTGAGGAAGATCAGTTGCCGCAGATAACCATTGATGAGACACCACTCGCATGAGAATGCCGAAATTCCCCCCAACCCTCACATCATCCTTCGCCATGGCCGGCGGTGAGAATCTTGTAACCCCGGCCATAATGCTCAAGCCTGGGGAGTTGCTTTTTTCACAGAACTACGAAGCGACATTGCAAGGGTATCGGCGGATGGGTGGGTATGAGCGGTTTGATGGCCGACCGAAACCGTCGGCTGCTGTTTATCATCTGCTCAACTTTGATGCCGGCAGCGCGGAAATCTCGGTTGGGGATGCCGTCACCGGGGCCACTACCGGGGCCAGCGGCGAAGCCCTGTATGTGTATGTCGATTCAGGGACATGGGGCGGTTCTGATGCTGTGGGCCGACTGATCCTGTTCAATGTCACCGGCACATTTCAGGACAACGAAAACCTGCAAGTGTCAGCGGCGACCAAGGCGGTTGCTAATGGCGCGAACCTTGCCCGAGGTGCCGACAACGATACAGACGACGCCACGTTTCAGATAGCGACCATCGAAGCAACCCGCGACGATATCGGCCAGGTGCCTGGGAGCGGGGCCATTCTCGGGGTGGCCACCTATAAGGGAACGAAATACGCATTCCGTAACAACGCGGGCGGCACGGCGGCGGTAATGCACAAGTCAACCACCGCAGGGTGGGTGGAATGTGACCTTGGGTACTCATTGAACTTCGATGCCGGCGCAGCCGAGTTTGCCGAAAATGAAACACTTACCGGCGCGACATCCGGCGCCACCGCCACGATCAAGCGCGTGATTCTGGACGATGGCGATTGGGTCAATAACGATCTTGTTACCAATGGTGGGTTTGACACCGACACCGCATGGACCAAGGGCGCAAATTGGGCAATCTCCGGCGGGGTGGCAACACATACTGCCGGGGCGACCGAGGATATCGAAGAAAGTATTGTCATCAACCAGGGCGATATTTGCCTGGTTACGTTCACGGTTTCCGGGCGGTCTGCTGGTTCAATCACTCCCAAGGTCGGCACCACGGCTGGCACGGCACGGTCTACCAATGCCACCTTTGAGGAACAGATTGTAGCCGGGGCCGGATCGCTTCTCGAGTTCACCCCCACGACAGACTTTGACGGCTCTATTGATAACGTGACTGTGCGAGTGTTGGACGCTTCTGGCCGACTGGTTCTTTACAGCGTTTCAGGTGGCCCATTTCAGGACAATGAAACGATCACCTCGGCCAGTGGGTCAGCCACAGCGAACGGGGCAAGTGCGGCAAACACCCTGACCGCCGGGGGGCGGTTTGAGTTTGAGATATACAACTTCAAG